GGACAGCCCCTCTGGATCAACTTTCCGACGGGCCCCGGCCCCGGTCGGCCGGCGTTCCACGCGAAACACCTGTTCGTCGAACAGATGCGCGGGGCTACGACGCTTCGAGCTCCGCGACGTCCCTAGAGGCCGAACATCTCGAGGTGAGCTCGGGTGGTGTAGCCGAGCCGGCGCAAGGCGAGCAGCCGAGCGGACGGGTGCAGCCGCATCATCAGGTCGGTGGCGTTGGACTTGTCGGCCTGCCAGGCCTCCACCGCGGCATCGACCGCGGCGGGGTTGGTGATCGTCCCCTGCATGGTGGGGCCTCCTGTCGTCGGGGAGCGAGACGGTACCACACTCTCAGCCGAACGGCTCGCAGCCGTCGTCGTACACCGGCTCGGGCTCGGGCTCGGGGGCATGGTGCTCGTCGGCGTGCAGCGCGTCCAGCTCGGCCAGCACGGCGTCGACGTCGCCGCCGTGGCGCTCCCACATGGTGCGGGCCAGCTCGACGTCGCCGCCCACCGCGTCGAGCACCTGCCGCTTCGGGCTCAGCTCGCCGTCGTGGCCGCGGTGGCCGTGGTGGCCGTCATGGCCCGACGGCTGGCCGGCGTGGCTCGGCTCGACCGGCGTGAGCGACACCTCGCCGTTGGTGGCCTCCTGGATGGCCGGGCTCAGCAGCGCCGACAGCGCCCGCACCCGGGCCCTGGTCTCGGCCATCGAGCAGGCACCGTGCCACGTGGTCCAGCGCAGCCGGTTCGTGCGCTTCGTGCGCTCGCCCAGGCTGGCGACACCGTTGGCCTGGGCGCTCACGCCGTCGGCTCGGGTCGCGGTGGCGGTCACCACCGCGGCGGGCTCGCCGGTGATCGGGTCGGTCTGGCACGCCGGCTGAGACACGTCGACGCTCACCGCCAGATGCGCGGCGATCTCGGTCAGCGCCCCGATCGTCACATGGTCGCTGGAGTCGATGCGCACCAGCGCGCCCGGCCGATCCAGGGCCCGCAGTACCGGCCCGACCATCCGCTGGCGCAGCTCGACCTCGGCGGTGATCCGCTCGGCCAGCACCATCTCGCCGCCGACGTCGGTCACGGCTCGCTGCCCTTGCGGCGCTCGATGGGGCCGTACTCGACGTCCTGTGCCATCGACGCCGCCTCCAGCATGGCCGCGGAGTGGATGGCCGCGGGGTCCAGGCCCGGCGCGAGCGCGCACGCCGCGGCCGCCTCGGCGGCTTGGGCGTAGGTGATCGCCACCTGGAGCCGGGCTCGCAGCCGGCGCAGCTGGTCGAGCTCGCGGCGGATGACAGCCGAGTCGGCCCGGGCCTGGGCTCGTGTGTCGGGGTCATGGCTGAGCACGTCGGTGGATCGTGCCCGAGCGTCGAGGACCTCGCGGCGAGTGTCGATCGCTTCGGTGAGCGCCCTGCAGATCAGGTCCACGTCGACGGCGTTGAGGTTGTCGGCCGCGTGCAGTGCTTGTGCCCAGCCCATCGTCACGTGCCGATCGGCGGGCCCCATGCTGCGGTCATGAGCGTTTCCTCGTCTGGGTCTTGGGGTTCGCCGAAGTTGCAGTCTCGACAGATCGGCCACTGCCGGCCGTCGTTGTCGACGTCGGTCGGGTCGAGCTGTGTACCGCAGCGGCGGCAGTCGGTCGGCGGGCTCGACTGGGGGGGTTCGGCGCTTCTCCCCTTCTCTTGTTCTACCCCTCTCTGGGGGGTGACAGGATCTGTCACCCCAGGGTGACAGGATCCGTCACCCTTGGGTGACAGGATCTGTCGTGTTGGGGTGACAGGATCTGTCACCCCAAGCCGCTGCTCCGGTGGCGCCGCCTCGGCCGCTTCGAGCAGCCGTGGCCCGGGCACCAGCAGCCGCCGCTGGCGTCCGTTGCGGCGCACGGTGCGAGTCTCGAAGATCCCCAGCCGGCGGGCCTCGGCGAGGTGGCGTTGCACGGTGCGCTCCTCACAGGCCAGCGCGTCGGTGAGCTGCTCGTTGGTGTCGTCGGTGAACTGGTCCTTGGACAGGATCGCCTCGATGTAGGCGACGAACGACCCGAACGACGGTTTGAGCTGGTAGACGATCGCCGCCCGGGCCGCTGTGGCGTGCTTGGACCAGCGGCCCGGGCGCTCCATGCGCTGCACACGCTGGCGGTAGCCGCCGACGTCGAACAGGCGCTGCTGGACGGCGCTCATCCGACGATGACCAGGTCGGCGGCGTGGTTGATCCACCAGCCGCCGATGTGCCCGTCGGGCTCGGACCAGATGGCTGCGGCGTCCTGCAGGATCATCTTCTGCGTGGTCGGCGACCAGCGCCACACCTGGACGCCCGGCAGCGGATACCAGCGCATCGAGGGGCTCCTTTCGTCGGGGGGTTCGGGGTGTTTAGTCGGCGTAGGGCAGTCGTGCATTTTGGGCGGCTGACCTCGCCCGTTGCTTGTCTGGGGCCAGCTCGCGGCCTGTGGACACGGCGATGAGCGCCCACTGCGGATACCACTCGGCGTCGATGCGGCCGATGGCGCCGTGGCGGTTCTTGGCGACGTTGATGATGATCCGCTCGGGCTCGGCGACGTCCTCGGGGCGCAGCGAAGCGAACGGCTCGGGTCTCGACGTCTTGGGGCGGTGCAGCAGCATCACCACGCCGGCGTCCTGCTCGATCGCTCCGGACTCTCGCAGATCCGACAGCTGCGGCAGAGCGTCGGCGCCGCGGGCGGTGGCGGGGCGGCGGTTGAGCTGCGACAGCGCCATCACGGGACACCCGACCTCGCGGGCGAGCAGTTTGAGGCCGCGGGTGATCGCTGCGAGCTCCAGGGTGCGGGTCTCGGCGCCGCCGGCGGCTGGGCGGACCAGCTGCAGGTAGTCGACGACGACCAGGCCCAGGTGTCCGTGTTCGGCTTTGAGGGCCGCGGCCTGGGCGCGGATGCGGTGCACGGTGACCTCGGGCGTCTCGTCGATCCACAGCGCCGTGTTGCACATCTCCAGGGCCCGCTTGCCGAGGTAGTCCATCGCGCGGCCGCGTTCGTCCTCGGACAGGATGCGCATCGGGTCGGTGCTGCGGCTCAGCGCGAGCAGCTGCCGGCGGGCGATCTCGACCGCCGACATCTCCAGTGACACGACCAGCACCGGCCGGCCGGCGCGGGCCACGTGGTAAGCGGACGCCAGCCCGAACGACGTCTTACCGGCACCGGTGAGCGCGCCGACGACGTACAGCTCGCCGTCCTGCAGTCCGCCCAGGTGCTGATCGAGCGGGCCGATGCCGACCATCTGGCCGGCGGCGACCTCGCCGGCCTCGATCGCCGCCCACCGCTCGAACACGGCCTCGACGGCGTCGCCGAGATGCACCAGCTGCGACGACGACCTGCTCGAGGTGGCCCTGCTGAGCGCCGCCTGCGCCGCAGCGATCGCAGCGTCGCCGTCCTCGGCGGTGTAGCCGGCCTCGACGATCTCCGCGCCCGCGGCGATGACCCGGCGCCGCACAGCGTGGCTCGCGACGATGGCGGCGTAGTTCGCGGCGTTGGACGTCGCCGGGGTGTCCATCTGGAGCTGCAACAGGCCGTCGAGCCCGCCGATGCGGCCGCGGGTGTCGTCGTCGAGTGCGTCCCACACCGTGATCGCATCCGCGGGCTTGGCGTCGGTGTGCAGCTCGCAGATCACGGCGTACAGGCGGCTGTGGGTCGGCCGGTAGAAGTCCGAGGCCTCGACAACGCCGGCCACGGCGTCGATCGCCTCACGAGACAGCAGCATCGCGCCCAGCACCGCCTCCTCAGCGGCCAGGCTCGACGGCGGGGTCCGATCGCTCATGACGGCACCACCGCGGGCCAGTCGTCGCAGATCTCGCCGGTGAAGTCGTAGCCCGAGCAGATCGCGCACCGCTGCGACCTGAACACGAGCGCTCCGCAGTTGCCGCACGGCTTGGCCTGATCCCAGCAGCCGCCGATCGGGCGGTGCAGGCCTACGGACAGATCCACCATCGGGTGTACCTCCTGCGGCTCGGGCTGAGGGTTCGACGCCGATGCGCCGCTAGCTGGTCCCTGCCGGTGAGCCGCAGCCGACACCTTAGCCGCGAAGCCGGCCACCAGACCCGACACCAGCTAGGTTGTCGGCGAGGTGGCCGGCTTGCGAGTCCCCGACGAAGGGACAGCGCCCGCAGGCTAGCGGCACGTTGCGGGCTGGACGCGGGTCTGCAACTCCAGCAGATCGCCGATCACCCGGGCGATCGTGTCGTGCAGGTGGCCCTCGAGGGCCGCGGCCAGGTTGTCGGCGCCGTACGCGGCGAGCTCGCGGCGCAGCGCCTCAAGGTCGTCGTCGACGAACTCCACCGCGCACGTCGTCGCGTACTTCAGGCCGTCGACGACGTGGTCGAGGGACTGGCACAGCGAGGCGACCGCTTCGGGGCCTGGTGCCGGCATCGGCCAGACCACCTAGACGGTGTCGATCTCGAGGCCGAGGCGCATCTCGACACCCGCGGCGACGTAGTCGACGATCGGCGCGATCGGCACCACCAGGTACGGCGCGCCAGTCGCCGGCCACGACGGGCCCGGATGGACCTGGCCGGCCGCGTCGATCGCCAGGCAGTCGTCGAGGTGGTAGTCGAGGCGCTCGGCGTTGGTGCGCACGATCGTCGCCGCGGCGTCGCACACATCGAGGGTGACGCCGTCTGAGCGGGTGGCCGGACGGCCCCACTCGCGCAGCACCACGATGGTGCGCAGCGCCAGCAGGTCGGCCCACGAGAACACGCGGTGACTGCCCGAGCCCTTCGACTCGGCGATCGACGGGCCGATCGACCGGTGACCCTGGCGCACCCAGTAGTCGATGGCGCGGAACGTGGCGCCGCAGATCGCCTCGGCGTCGGTCGTCGAGGCGCGCACCTCGTCGATGGCCGCGGTCATCGTGGCCACGCCCCCCGGGCCCGGGCGTAGGCCTCGCCGAGCCGGCCGTCGGCCTCGTGCAGGCAGCGGCTCATCGCCGCGAACGCCTCCGCGCCGCCGTAGCGGTGGCCCCACAGCCGCTCCGCCGCGTCGCACAGGCCACAGCCGGCGTCGCAGGCGCCGGGCTCGCCCGGGGCCAGCAGCCGCAACTGGACGCCGATCATGTGCGGGGCCGCAGCTGCAGGGAGCGGAACATCTCGGCCATCGTGGTGTCGTCGAGGATCGGGGCGGTGCCCATCTCCCACGCCATGAGCGTCTCGGCGTCGACGCCCGGCAGCACCGCAGCCACCCGCTCGGCCACCTCGGCGTGCTGGCGGGTGCCGCGTATGTCGAGGATCGGACCCGACACCAGCGCCTCGGCTGGGCTCAGACGGCGCCGGAAATGGACGGTGAGCAGCCGGTCGCGTCGGGTGGTGGTCTTCCACTCGCCGTGCTCGGGCCGGCCCACGCCGGCCAGCAGGTGCCGCACGATCCCGCGCAGCTGCCGGCTGCGGAGCCGCATCGAAGCGGCCGAGGCGTGCCACACGGGCCCGCCGTACCCGGCGATCGTGCATTCGTAGCCTCGCTGCACCGTCAGGATCTCGGTCCAGTCGCCGGCATGGCGCAGCCACCGGTCCGGAGCCAGCCCCTCGATCGCCAGCAGCGCCGGACGGGTCAGCGCCGCCTCCTGCGCCGGCGTCACTGCTGCGGCCCGTCGCCGTAGCGCTGTTCGTGCCAGCGTTCGTGCTCGTCGAGGCAGGCGATGTGCCACCAGTTCGCGACGGTGCGGTCGCCGAGCTCGTCGGTGGTCATGGCCATGTCGTCGCGTTCGCCGTGGCGTTCGCACGCCACACAGAACTCGGGATCTCGCAGGCCGGCCATGTCGCCGGCGCACAGGAACACCACAACGTCGCCGGCGGTGGTCACGTCTCCAGCCTCGGATCGGACGCCTCATAGGGCAGGCCGGCGTCGATCGCCTCGACGGTCTGGTCGCAGTAGCGGGCGATGTTGGAGAACAGCACCGACTCGTTGACCGACCGCGGCGACACGTGCACCGCCTGCACGATCCCGTCGCCGAGCGCGGCCACGAACACCACGTCGGCCTCGGTGTCGGCCCGGGCCACAGCCGCCGCGGTCGTCAACACGCTGAGCAGCTCGTCGCCGGCCTTCACGGCGTCGCCTCGGGCCACAGCCGGCGCTGAGTCTCGACCGCCTTGGTCAGCGACTCGGCCAGCTCCGCGGTCTGCGCCGAGGTCAGCGCCATCGTGGTCGACCACCGGTTCGCCGGGTCTCGCCACGTGAGCGCCACCGTCTTGGCGGTGAGGACCTCGACCTCGACGATCACGCCGCCTCCGGGGGTGGCTCGGAGGACGCCGACGCGATGGCACCCGGACGGAGACTGTCGGGGTGCCGGCGCCCTCCGAGCGCCTGGAGCAGCGAGACGGACACCGGCACGTCGGCAGCCTCCTCGCCGCGATCAAGGGCGATCACCAGACACAGGCGACGGGTCATGCGAGCAGCTCGCCGAGCTCGGTCACAGCGTCGGCGATCGTTCGGCGGGCCTGGTCGAGCCGGGCCCGCTCCCAGCTGCAGGCGGCGATGAACTCGTCGGCCGCGGTGCGCAGCCGCTCCAGCGGATCAGACGGCGCCGGCAGGTGCTCGTCGACGTCGTCTGCCGCCGGCTCCGACGCCGGCGTGGCCCGAGCGGCCCGCGTGGCCCGAGCGGCCCGCTTGGCCCGAGCGGCCCGCTCGCGGTGCTGGCGGTTGGTGCGCTCGCGCCTGCAGTCGTCGGACTCGCAGATCTTGCGCCGCGGGTCGAGGTCGTCGATGCCGGTCATGCACTCCACACAGCGCCGCACAGCTTCGACAGGGGGGGGGTCGGTGTGGACGGGTTCGGTGTTGTAGCCGCGGGCTGCGATCAGCTCGCCGCGGGTCATCGTGTCCATCGTCGGGGTCTCTTTCGTCGGGGAAACGTCGTGGCGACCGGCTGGCCGGTGGCCCGGCGGGATCGGCGGCAGCCGCAGCCGCGCCGTTCGGGTCACGTCGGCTCCTGGTGGAGCTCCGCGAGGTGTGCGACCAACAGGCGGCGCAGGTAGTCCGACACGGTGCGGCCGTCGGCGGTGGCCGCGGCCTGCAGCTGGTCGGACTCAGACACGGTCAGCGCGCAGGTCGCTCGGCGCGGCTTCGGGAACGTCATCGGGTCGTGACACCGGCCCGGGCCACCATTCGACCCGGAGCACGCCCACGTAGGTGTCGTGGCCTGCAGACCGGACCGCCCTCGCAGCGGTAGCTAGCCGCTGGCTGCAGGGTCATCCGCTGCGCTCCGCTGTGTCGTTCCGGGCCGATGTCACGCGCCGGACCGTATACGACCGGACCGGAGCGGCGCAAGCCGTAGCGGTCAGGTGCCGGCGAGGCGGTAGCGGCGGTCGACCTCGGCGCGGCCCTCGGCGGTGTGCTTGCTGCACCAGGTGACGTGGCCGATGTCGGGTCCGCCGGCGCCGCCGGCGCCCGTGCCGGCGAGGATCGTGGTGCAGCCCATCAGGCAGCGGTCCAGGTTCATGTGCCAGTCGGGGTCGTCTGGGCCGGTCGGCAGCTCGAGGTCGAACAGGCGGGGCCGCGGCGGCGGGTCGACCTGTTGAGCGGCCCGCGGTTCGGGCGGCTCCAGGTGCCGGAACAGCCGCGGCCGGTCGGTGGTCATCGCCGGCGCCGTCGACGTTGCCGTGGTGGTGGCGGCTGGCGTGTGTCGGTGGCGACGCACAGGCTGCACGGTCGGCACGGTCGGCACGACCAGGCGCCGCCCCAGTACCACCACTCGCTGTTGACGTGGCGCCCGTCGCCGCAGTCCGCCGCCGCCGGCATCACCGCCCACGCCTGCGCCGCGCCGATGGCTCGCAGCTCGGGCTTGGCCTTCGGGGCGACGTGCGCCAGCAGCGGGCTCAGCACGGGTCACACGCCGTGCATGCGGTCTGGAAGGTGACCCGCTCGGCGCCCATCCTGAACGCTGCCCGGGCGGCGTCGATCAGCTTGGGATGCCACCGGCCGCGGCGGGTGCGCCGGCCGGCCCGGTCAGCGACCCACCGCCACGACGTGTCGCCGCTGGGCAGGTGCCAGCCTTCCTGCAGGCGCACAGTCCAGCCGGTCAGCGGCTCGTCACGCCGGCCGAGCGTCAACTGGTAGCCCTGCTCAGTCATCGCCGGCGGTGGTGTCGTCGCGTTCGGCTCGCCGGGCCCGGTAGGCGCGCTGGCGGGCCCGGTTCCACTCGCGGCACTCGTCGCAGCGGCAGCCGGTCTGGTACGCGTAGCGGGTGCCGTGCCTCACGGCTGGCCGTCGAAGTCTGGGGCGACGTCGGCGCCGTGGGCGGGCTCCCATGCGTAGGCGCCGCAGCTGCAGTCGGGGCCGGCGATGTCGCGGGGCAGCGTGACGGTGCACCTGCAGGCCTGGCACTGGTACCGGCCGTAGGCCTGGTCCAGCGGCACCGACACCCAGCCGACGCCCAGGTCCCAGCGGTGAGTCTCGATGTAGACCACTGCGTTCGGATCGGCCTTGCCGGCTTCGGTGAGCTGCTCCAGGTGGGCGTACGAGCCCAGGCTCAGCGTCATGCCGCAGATCTCGGCGGCGTGCTGGTCCGTGACGATGTTGCAGACCTCACGGCGCCCCTCGCCAAGCGCCCACTCGTGTCGGGTGGACTGCGCCAGGCCGTCGACCCCGTGGTAGGGGCATCGGACCGCAGGGGTCGCTGGTTGTTGGGTGGTGGTCATGGCGGTGTCTCCTTCGGTGGCCATACCGCCAGTATAGCCTATGGGCTACGGCCGTGCAAGTCGGGGCGTCAGACGATGACGGCGTCCGGTACGGGCCGGCCGAGCTCGCCGCCGATCTCGGCGATGTAGCGCTGCGCCGAGTCGAGGCTGGCCCACCGGCCCCGGGCCTGGATCACCGCGGCGGACACGCCGGCGGCGGCGAGGTCCTGGGCCATGCCTCGGCGGCAGCTGTGACCGGACATGCCCTCGACGCCGGCCCGGGCGCAAGCCGCGGCGACCACGTTGGCCACCGATCGGGGCGACAGACCGAACACCGACTCGGCCGGGGCGTGCGGACGCCAGGCGTCGAGCCGGTACAGCGCCACCGTGGAGATCGTGACCGCCTCGGCGCGGGTGCCGCGCGTGTTGGTCTTGGACCGGCGGATCGCGATCACCGCCGCATGGTCATCCGCGGTGGCCTGCTGGACGTCACGCCACACCAGCGCCGCCGCCTCGATCGCGCGCAGCATCCCCTCGCGCATGACCGTGATCAGCGCCGCGTCTCGCAGACCGCGCCGGTCCTGGCCGCACGCGGCGAGCACCAAGCCCGCCTCGAGGCGGCGCAGCGGCAACGCCCGAGCACCCATCAGGCGCCCGCGATCAGCCGGGCGGCTGGGTGTAGCCGCATGACGAGATCGGCGGCGTTGCCCCGGCCGTCGCGATATGCCTCGATTGCGCTGTCGACGGCAGCTGGGTTGGTGATGGTGCCCTGCATCTTGGGTTCTCCTGTCGTCGGGGTGGGACGTCCGCACGACGCTAGCCGTTTGCGCGTTGTTCGCCAAAGACGCGCACGCTTGGGGCTCAGCCCGACCACACGTACGCAGGACTGCGCCGCGCCGGCGTGCACGGCACCATCACCGCCGCCACAGCCCCGAACCGCGACGTCGACGGTGGCACCGTCGCCGCGTTCGGGATCGAGTGCGGTGTCTGCGGTGTCGTCTGGCACGAGGCGGCGACAGCTCGACGTCATCCTCGAGGACCAGCTCGCCGAAGCCGACGACGCCGGCGAGGGCTGAGCGGTGGCGGTGGAGCTGCGCGACTACCAGACAGCGGCGATCGACGAGCTGCAGGCGCTGTGGGACAGCCACCGCTTGGCGTGGTTGCGCGTGGCGATGCCGAACCCTGCGGCCCGCAGATCGGCCAGCGTCATACCGATAGCAGGCTCGCCGAGTTGTGGGCGTAGGTCGGCCAATCGGGGGCGTAGTCGTCGGCCTGGTCACCCCACACGGTCCACCCCTCGCGCCGGCCGCGGCCGAACAGCTCCAGATACGGACCCCACGAGCACGCCTCGATCACGTCGTAGAGTTCGTCGGGTTTGCGGGAGTGCTCCCGCTTGCGGGACGCGATCAGATTGACCTGGCTGCGGCCCGGTGCCAGCGTGCGGGCCTTGGTGCCCCGCACCCCGAACAGGACCAGCTCGGTCACGTTGCGGAAGTAGAAGCCCACCCCGCGGCCGTCCGAGCCGCCGTCCTTGCGGACCTTGTGCCACACCAGATTGGTCTTGTAGCCGAAGCCCCACGCGTCGAGCACCATCAGGCCCCACGGCAGCAGAGCGTTGGGGACCCACAGGTAGCAGTGCGCGGTGTCGGTGGTGTGCTCCGCTACGGGCATGGCAGCGATCTCATCCACTGCCAGCGTCTCATACCGGCTCAGTCGCCGGTGTTCGGGCGCGACCTTGCCGGTGCGGTTCGTGAACCTCCACGGCGGATCGGCCAGCACAGTGCCGAACTGGTGGCCCTGGAGTTCGACTTGCAGCGCCGCGGCTGGGCTCACCATCCGATATAATCCCCTAAAGATGTGTGGGGCTCTGGCAGCGTGGTGACAGCTTATTCGGCCTCGTCGATGGTGGCCAGCGCCTCGCCGAGGTCGTGCCAGAGCGAGCGGGCCTCCTCGATGTCCAGCCGGCCGTTGAGGTAGCGGGCCTCTGGCTGCTCCTCGGCTAGCGGCATGTGCACGATCAGGCGGCGGCTCCAGCGCGCTCCGTGGGTGTCGAGGACGTCGCTGATGGAGACCCGCGGCCCGTCAGCCATCGACGGCAGCCTCCCGGCGCTGGGCCTCCTGCACGAGGTAGGCGATGACAGCGGCCGCGGCCGCTGACCAGCCGGCGTGGACGCTGGTCACGATGTCGGACGCCTCTTGGAGGCCGCCGATCGCCGCGGCCCAGCCGATCGCCTTGCCGGCCTGCTTGATGATCGTCCAGGTGAGTGTCATGACCGGGAAGTGTAGCCCGCGCGGACGCTCGGTCAGACCCCCAGGGCCGTCTTGAGCTCGGCGACGGTGAGGCGGCGGAGGCGGCCGGCCTGCCCGAGCAGGATCACGTCGGAGTCAGACACCGCGCCGGCGGCGCTGAAGTCGCCGGGTCCGTGCCAGTCCTCGTCGTCCCCGACGAACGCGACGATCTTGCCGTCGCGCTGGCCTGCGCCGGGGAAGTCGGGCAGGAGCGCTCCGGAGCCCGGCAGGGCGATCCGCGCGACGCGTCCGACCTGCGAGACGGCGAGGGCCGTGAAATCGAGCGTGTCCGCCTCGATGTCGGTGTCCGCGGCGAGGTGGCTGAACTCGACGGGCAGCTGTGCGCTGGTCAGGTTCAGCTGCACGTCATTGGGGATCGCGACGGCAGCGGACAGTGCGATGACGATGTTCCAGTAGTTGCTGCTGCCGTCGGGCAGCTGCAGGGGCCTCTCGGCGACGGCGTCCACGCCGGCGCCGTCGGTGTCGGTTGCGAGCCGTATCCGGGCGGTGCCGCCGCCGAACACTTGCTCCCACCAGGCCGTGACGTCGGTCTGGGACGGCAGCGCACCCCCGGTCTCGAGGACCGCCAGCTCGATCCGTGTGCGGTCGAACTGGTTGTCGCCCGTGAGCCGGTTCTCGATCGACCAGCGCCACGGCTGGGTCGGGCGGGCGAACGCGGTGCGGGAGCCGTGCTGGACGATGCGCACGTCCTGCAGCCCGGCGGGCGGGTCCTGCCCCGGCTGCGCCCATGCTGCGGTCACGGTGGCAGCGATCGTCTCGGGCTGCACGAGGTGCACCGCCGAGGCGTCCGCTGCCGCCCGCACGAGCGCGCCGCCGTGTCCTGCGAGCGGCGGGATGCGCTGGGCGGCGGGTACGAGTTGGTTGATGAGCGCGATGGCTTCGGCCTGGGTGATACCCATGTCTGGCTCCTCGATGGGTGGGGCGATGATCTGCTCCGCGACAGATGCTATGAGTCGGGCCGCGGTGGATGTGCCGCGGAATCCGAGCACGTCGCGGAAGTCCAGCGAGTAGGTGCCGGACCCGCCCTGCACGCCGATGTCGGTGACGACCGACTCCAGCGTGACCGACACCGGCCCGGCGTCGGTGTCGGGGTCGATGATCTGCAGGCGGTGGTAGCGGTACTGGCCGTCGGTCTCGACCGTCGCTCTAGACGATACGGCGGTGCCGTCGGCGGCTCGCAGGTCCAGGACGAGGTCGGGGGCGATGCCCGACGACGAGACGGACGCCTTGATCTCGAGGTGGACGTGCTCGGGCCACGGACTAAATGTCAGCGGCGTGAGCACCGCGGCGGGCAGCGTCGTGGCGGCGGCGTCGTAGTCGACCTGCTCCACGGCGGGCAGCTCATGGCCCGAGGGCCGCTCGATGGAGCCGGGCACGATCCCCAGTTTGGCTGCGGGGGCGGGCTTGTCGGGGTCGTCGTCGACGGCCCATGACGCCACCGGGGTGGGGCCTATCAGGTCCCATGCGCCCGGCGAGGTGAGCGGATCGTTGCCGGCGTTGTCGTCGATCAGGCTGACCCACAGCCGGTAGGCGCGCACCGCCAGCTGCGCCGAAGCGAAGGTCGTCGAGCCGGTCCATTCGCGCAGCGCCGCGCTGGTGTCGGGGACGTTCTGGCCGGCGGCGGCGCTGAGGCGCCAGAACCGGACCGTCGCCGCGGTGCCCGACGCCGAGACGGTGATGTTGGCGTCGTTGGTGCCCGAGCGCCACAGCGACACCCTCGCGGCGGCGACACCGGACACCTGGATGTTCACCGGCGCCGACGCGGCACCGATGCGGGCCGCGGGCACCAGATACGACTCCCAGCGGTCGGTGTTGGCTGATCCGGTGCCGACGAGGGCGTCGACCTCGATCAGGTTCCAGGCGTCGAGGGCGTCGGTCATGCCGGCGAGGGTGACGGTGCCGCCGGCGCTCACCGACACGTCCCCCGCGGCCGACACCGCCGAGTTCGACGCCTGATCCGGTGGGATGTTGCGCACCGGGGCCAGGCCGCCGGTGAAATGCGACACCGGGAACTGCACGAACTTGGCGGCGACCTCGCTGTCGGTGTCGTCGGCGGCGGTGAACGCCGAGGTGGCGCCCAGCACCACCGACGCCGCGCTCGGCGTCGCCGGCGCCAGCGTCAGATCAGCCACAGCGCCAAACCCTAGCTGCCTCGGTGGTCGGCGAGCGCTAGCGGCACCCCGGCGACGGACAGCGGCTCGGCGTTGACGGTCGCGACGACCACCGGAGACGGCGCCGCGGAGCCCGTCGGCACCAGCACCATCGTCGCCCATTCGGTGACCAGCGCGGCGTTGTCGGCGGTGCGGGTCACATGGGCCCGCACCCGGAACTCGAGGCGGGTCAGTCCCGCGGCTTGCAGCCATCTGCTGGTGGCGGCGTTGTTGCGGATCGGGAGGTCCCAGCGGAAATCGGTGTGGCCCTGGATGGCGCTGGCGAAGGCTCTGCCGACGTCGGTGTCGTAGCGGCCCGTCGCGGTGTGCCCCGCCGGCGCCGCGAACGTCCACGCCATCTGCACCAGATTGTTGCTCGACAGCAGGTTCGTGGCGATGCGCAGCACCGGGCCTGTCAGCGTCGGCGGCGGCGCCGCGACGAGCACGCCCAGGGCCTGGACCCACACCGAGTTGCCGGCGGTGTTCTCTGAGCGGACCTGCAGGTCGTAGCGGGTGCCGTTGGTCAGCCCGCTGAAGGTGGTGGAGGTGGAGGTGACGACCCGGGTGCCGGTCCAGGATCCCGCCGGGGTCTGCCCCACCGCGGCGGTGCGGTACTGGCAGCGGTAGCGGGCCACGGCACCTCCGCCGACGGGCGCGGTCCACGACAGCTGCACCTGACCTGAGGCGGGCTGCGCCGACAGCGCCGTCGGAGCGCCCGGAGCTGTCAGCGCCGCGGCGACAGCGATCGCGAAGGTGAGCGTCGCGGTGTCGCCGTCGGTGTCGGTGGCACGGTAGGTGTAGGTGGCGGAGGCCGCGGCCGCGGCCGGGGTGCCGGAGACGGTGCGGGTGCCGGCGGTGAACGTCAACCCCGATGGCAGCGCCGGCGACAGGCTGTAGACGACGGGCGGGTCGCCGCCGGTCGCGGTGGGCAGCACCAGATCGGTGATCGCGGTGCCGGCGGTGTAGGCCTGGTTTGCGATGGTGGCCTGCCCGAACGTCGGCATCCGATCCGGTGGCGGTGGCGCCCCGGGCTGGTTCACCCACAGCTCGATGTCCTCTACCGTGAGCTCGACGTCCTCGACCGACAGCGCCGACAGGTCCCGCACCGGCCCGGCCGCCGGTGTCGCCGACACCGGCTGGGTGTAGCTCGACGGTCCGGCGCTGTTCACGGCGCGCACCCGGACCTGGTAGGCGGTGCCGTTGGCCAGCCCGGTGATCGTCGCGGTGGTCGCCGCGCCGGTGTGGGACCAGCTGCTCCAGGCGCCGCTCGACCCGGCCCGGAACTGGACGTCGTAGTCGGTGGCGCCCAGCACCGCGGTCCATGCTGCGCCGAGGCGGCCGTCGCCGGGAGTCACCCGCAGACCCGTCGGCGTCGCAGGCGGCGCCACAGCCGCCCGCGGGGTCGCCGACACCGGCGCCGTGAAATTCGAGCTGCCCGACGCGTTGACGGCCCGCACCCGGACCTGCGCCGCGGTGCCGTTGGTCAGCCCGGTGATCGTGTGGGAGGTGGCGGTGATGCCCCGGACCGTCGCGTAGCTGCCCTGCCCCTGGCGCCACTGCAGGTCATAGGTGGCCGCTGCGCCGCCCGATCCGGCAGCCCAGTCGGCGGTGACCTGACGGTCACCGGGGGTCAGCTGCAGACCGGTCGGGGTGCCCGGCGGTGCCAGCACCGGCGCCGCCGCGTTCGTCTGCCCCGAGACGGGCTGGGTCCAGGCGGAGTTGCCGTGGCTGTTCTCGGCGCGGACTCGCACCTCGTAGGAAGTGGCCGGCGACAGCGACGACAACCCGATACTGGGCCCGGTCGTGGTGCGCTCAGACCAGTTGCTGGTGCCCTGGCGGCGCCACTGCCACCGATACGTCTGCACCGCAGCGCCAGCAGGTGCGACGCAGTCGGCGTTCAGCTGCGTCGCCGACCCAGCCACAGCCGCCACCACCAGTCCCCTCGGAGTGCCCGGCGCGGTCGGGGTGGCAGAGAGGCCGGTCTCGACGACGGTGACGCGGCAGATGCTGCGGGATCGGGCCCGGAGCCGCCATTCCACGGACCGGATCACACACACCGCGTTGATGTCGGTCGCGGTGCGGGGATCCGAGATCCGCACCGGCATGAGCTGGCCCGGCTCCAGCGACGCCACCCGCGCGGTTGCTGCGGTGGTGGGCTGCGGCATGGCCAGGTCGATGACATGAACCTGGCGGGCCGCGGCGAAGCTGTTGATGATCGACTGCAGCGTCGCCGCGGGTGCGGACTGCAGCCACTCCGGCAGCTTCAACGGGCGGGGCCCCCACACCGCGACGGAGTCGGCGACGGACACGGTCCGAGACGAGAACGCCGCCGCCGCGGTTTTGCGGGCTGTGACGATCGCGGTCATCTCGGCGGTTTGGGGTGTTGCCTCGACCGTCGCGGGGGCTGTCGCGTTGTACGTCGTGTTGCTCATGTTTCGGAACCCGGCCGCTGTCAGAAGCGCCGCCCACGACGTGAAGTTGCCTTGATAGCCGATCGGGTAGCGGTTCAGGAGCGTGTCACCGGAGCCGAGATTGGCCCACGGCACCGTCATCGTCACCCGCTGCGTCGCCAGCAGATCCGAGCCGACGTATTTCCGCCAGTCGCGGGTGAGGGTGCCGGTGGCGACAGCGGTGACGGTGACGGTGACGGTGCGGACGTTGATCAACGCCGTCGCGGTGCATCCCACAAGCACCGTCGCCGGGGTGGACAGACCACCGGAGCGGACCCTCCACTGGAACCGCCGGAAGAACGGCTCGTAGTAGCGCTCCCATCGGACGGGTCCGCCGACGCGCAGCCCGATCTGTGTGGGGGCGGCGACGGTGTAGGTCCAGTCGTTGCCGAGCGACGCGAACTGGGCGGTCAGCATCACCGGCAGCGTCTCGATCGCCGTTACCGGCGGACCGGTCATAGTGGCGGGGATCAGCTCGAGGGGCACCTCGATGCGGCGGGTTTCGCCGGTCATGGCGGCAGCCTCGACGGAGGTGAGCTGATTGAAGATCTGGGCGATGTCGGTCTGCGAGGTGACCGCGAGCACCGCGACGGTGTCGCCGGCGAGACGGGCCTGCTGGGTCTGGTGCGCTGCGGCGACGATCGACACCGCCCCGGAGCGGCCGGCGTAGGGGGTGGAGGCGAGCACGCGGGCGATCTCGGAGATGAACTCGCCGCGGCGTCCCGCGAAGTTGAACGCCCCGAGCGACACGACCGGCGACACGACCGTCACCGCCTGGCCGACAGCGGCGGTGAGCATCGTCGCGAACGCGGCGGAGTTGGATGCCAGCGGCGACGCCGGCTGGGTCACGGCGATCTCGGCGCGGACGTCGTCGTCGAGGGCGCCGACGAGACGCCACACCGACACGCGGCCCGCGGCTCGGCTCGCGGTCGTGCGGTCCTCGCGGATGCACCAGCCGGTCACGTCGCCGGGCACGGTGCCGCCGGTGCGGGGGTTGTGCCGGATCCGGAACCGGTGCCGGCCCCGTAGCTGCGCCTCGGTGAGCCGCGCGGAGGGTTCGGCGAACACGTCGCCGGTCAACGTCATCGACCCGGACCCGGGATCCAGCAGCGGGCGTTGAGGGTTGGAGCGGCGCAGCGCACCCCAGCGGTAGTCGAGGGCGTCGAGGTTGTTGGTGACCGTCGCGAGGGTGTGACTGAAATCGCCGGCGTCGTCCCAGTCGACGTCGATGTCGGCGTCGGCGCCGATAAAGAGATCAGTCACAGCCGGCTCAGAGCTCGCCGCGTTCCTCGGCTTCGACGACCGCCTCGATCACGAGATCTTTGAAGTCGCGCTCAGACAGCAGCGGCGCATGGTTCTCGACGTTCACGACAACGGTGCGGCTTCCGATTTTTTCGAGCATGTCCTCGCGCAGGACATACTCGGGGGCGTCCTCGGCGATCACCGCCATCGTCGGGCGGCGCACATAGGCGCCGCGAGAGAAACCCGGCAGCATCGGCGTAGACCCGTAGACCGCGTCGCCGGAGTCGCGACGCTCGCGCACCTCGAGGCCCCGGGTGTAGCTGTCGATCCACGACCGCAGCGTCCCGATCGATGCCGAACCGCCGCCGGGGCCGTCGATGCTGAGGTCCTGTATCGCCGAGATCGCGCCGTACTTCGATTGCAGCGTCGAGATCGTCAACGGATCGAACCGCTGCTCCAGCGGCAACGACCGGGCCTCCTGGATGTACGTGTCGATCAGGCCGGGCCGGATGAACCCCATCCCCGCGGGGCCGCGGGTCACCAGGTTTTTGGCGATCAGCCCGTCGAGCGCCGCGGCGGCGTCGTCGACGGCGGAAGTGACGCCGCCGGCCATCGTGGTCGCGTCGTCGACGATGCTCTGCATGTCGCAGTCGAATCTTACGACGACATCGTCGACGCACTGCTCGAACCCGATCACTGCTCCGCACGCGTTGGTGATCGGCACCTCCAGCCCCGCCGCCAGCTGCTCAGCCCGTGACAGGATCCGGTTCTTGTCGGCGTCGAACGTGTGGACGACATCGTCGACGCATCGTTGGAACCCGGTCACGGCGCCGCACGCGTTGGTGATCGGCACCTCCAGCCCCGCCGCCAGCTGCTCAGCCCGTGACAGGATCCGGTTCTTGTCGGCGTCGAACGTGTGGACGACATCGTCGACGCATCGTTGGAACCCGGTCACGGCGCCGCACGCGTTGGTGATCGGCACCTCCAGCCCCGCCGCCAGCTGCTCAGCCCGTGACAGGATCCGGTTGCCGGCCAGGTCGAAGTGCACGACGACATCGTCGACGCATTGTTGGAACCCGGTCACTGTTCCGCACGCGTTGGTCATCGGCACCGCCATCCCCGACGCCAGCTGCTCAGCCCGTGACAGGATCCGGTTCTTGTCGTCGTCGAACGTGTGGACGGCACCGTCGACGCATTGCTCGAACCCGGTGACGGTGCCGCAGGCGTTGGTCATGGCGACCTTCATTCCGGCGGCGAGCCGCTCGGCGTCTGTGAGGATCCGGTTCTTGTCGGCGTCGAACGTGTGGACGGCACCGTCGACGCATTCCTGGAACCCGGTCACGGCGCCGCAGGAGTCGACCATCGTGACGACGAGGCCGGCGGCGAGGCGTTCGGCGGCGGACAGTGTGCGTCTGGCGGCTCTTTCGGAGGCCTCGGCGGCGGCTTTGATGGCTTCGCCGATCGCGACGCCCTGCTGGTAGGCGGCGTCGTATTCGGCGGCGAGTTGGTGCAGCGCGATGCGGTGGCGGGTGCGGGCGTGGTCCTGGGCCAGGTTGAACTCGGCGATCGCGGCGGCGGCGGCGCCGTAGGCCTCCTCGGCGGTCAAGCCGATGGATCGCAGGCCGGGGATCATCTCGCTGGCGCCGCTGGTCGTGGCCGCGGCGACGGTTTCGGTGGCTTCGGTCAGATCTTCGACGGCGCCGATGCCTCGGTTGGTTGCTGCGATCGTCGAGGTGGACAGCTGCTGCATCGACGCTTCGATGCGTTCGGCGTCGGTGACGACGTCACCGAAGGAGGAGCGTGTGCGTGACGAGAACGTCTCGGCTGCTTTGGCGCCGGCTTCGAGGTGGTGCGGCACCCGGTCAGCGAGGGTGCGCTGGGCGTTGGTGCCGACGTTGGTGATGGCATGGTCGACGGCGGCGAAACTGTCGCGGGTGCGGCGACCGGAGCGTTCCGCGGCGTTGGTGCTGCGGGTGGTGGCGATCTCGACGGTCTGAGCGAAGCTGGTGAGCGCTGCGGCGGCGACGCCGAGCACGCCGCCGAGCAGCTCGAAGAACGGTGCGAGGGTCTGCAGGACCGGGATCAGCGCCTCGAGAGCGTCGGCGAGGTGGGGCAGCACCTCGGTGCCGAGTTCGGTGAGCTGGTTCTTGGCGCGGGTCAGTGCGGCCTCCCATTTGCGTGCGACGGTGTCCTCCATCGTGGCGAACGCCGCGTCGGTCGCGCCGGACGCCTGGCGCATCGCGTCGAGGGTGGCGATGTAGTCGGCGCCCGAGTTGGTGGTCAGCACCAGCGCCGCCTGCAGCGCCTCGACGGACCCGAACAGCTTGCGCTGCAGGACGTCGTTGCCTTCGGTGGCGGCCATGATCTCCTGCACGATCGGCAGGATCCCCTCCTGGGCGACTCGGGCGGCGGAGACCTCGATCCCGAGCTGTTTGAACGCTCCGGCGGCTCGCATCGACGGCGAGCTGATCGACTGGATCAGAGCCCGCATCTTGGTCATGGCCTCGGTGGTGGGGACACCGGCCTTGGTGAGTTCGGTGACGCCGGCGGTGACCTGCTCGAACTCGATCCCGAACGCGGAGGCGAGCCCGGCGACCTGGTTGATCGACGCGCCGAGCTCGGTCATGGTGGTCTTGCCCAACTTGACCGTCGTGAACAGCACATCGGCGGCGTGTTTGGCGGTAACGCCGGCGGTCTTGCCCCAGGTGTTGACGACCGTGGTGAGCGCGTCGACGGATGTCTCGAGGTCGGTGACGCCACCGATCGCGGTTTTCGCGGCGGTGGTGAGGAACGCCATCACGTTGTCGGGTGGCACTCCTGCGGAGATCGCCGAGTAGAGCGCGGGGACCGCCTGGTCGGTCGCGACGCCCATCTCGTCAGATAGGGCCAGGACCTCGTCGCGCAGCTTCGCGAAGCCCTTGTTAGACAGTTGCGGCAGCAGTGTGCGGACTTCGCTGAGTCCCTTCTCCAGTTTCGCTGCGCCCGAGATGGCGGCGGCGCCGAGCGCGGCGCCGAGCGCGGCGGCGGCGGCGGCTCCGGCCTTGGCGGCGCGTTGCACGCGCTGGGAGAAGTCGTTGGTGTCTCGTGACGCCCGTTTGAGGGCTCGGGCCAGGGCCCGGCTGTTGCCCTTGAGGACGACCTCGAAGGTGCGGGTGTCAGCCACGGCGCAGGATCCTCATGACTTCGTCGACGGCTTCGAGGCTGGTGGCGGTGATCCGTTCGGTCGAGGCGGTCACCGCCGGCCACAGGAACGTGCCGCCGACACCGGAGGTGCCGCCGCGCACGGCGGGTCCGGTGCCGCCGGGCACGAACCGGGTGCCGAAGCGTCGACCGAGACGGTCCTGAGTTGTGGGCAGGCCCCCCCATTCCTGGCCGACGAGCCACGGCCGGCTGCGTTCGAGACGGACCCGGCCCTGGCCGTATGCCTCGCGGCTGGTGATTCCGGTCACGCTGCGGCCGCTGCGTTGGCGGTAACGGCCGCGGTAGCGGGCCCGGGCGTCGTCGCGGACGGCTCGGGCCTCGCCGCGGATCGGGACGGTGAACGTGCGTTTGAGGCTCTTGTCCGCCGCGGCGAGTGCCCGCACGAACGAGCCGGGCCCGTCGACGTCGACGGACAGGAACGCCTCACGCTGACTGAAACCGCTCATCGCGTTCTCACGCGTTCTCACCTTTCTGCCGGTGAGAAGGCCCAGCTGCGCTTGGCGACGTCCGCTAGGAGACTAGGGCAGCCGATACTGCACCGCGGGCGACCGATTTATCGGCTCGGAGCGGCGCTTGGGGCGCACGAGACGCCGCGAACGGTGCTGCGGTGCTGTTGTGGGACCTGCCGGACCGTGTGCGGGCCTCTACGGCGCTTCTGGCGTGTTTGGGGTCTGTCAGGTTTCGGCGGCGGTTTTGGCTTGGTGGCACGCCTAGCACTCTTGACTCGTCTTCAAACGATGGCAGCCCTGACAGAGTGCCTGGCAGTTGTCGGGGTCTAGTTCGGCGCCGCCGTCGGCGATGGGGGTGATGTGGTCGACCTCGGCGGCTGGTGTCGGCGGGCCGCACTGCTCGCACCACAGCCGCTCAGCGAGGATCACCGCCGCGAGGCGCCGCCACTGTGGATGCCGGCCGCTGCCGCGGTGGGTGGGGCAGCGGCTGTGGCGGGTGATCGTCGGGCAGCCCGGCTCGCTGCATGGTCCCGGCAGCCGGCGCCGCGGCATCGTGGCCGGTCCGTCAGTTGCGGAGCTGGTGCTCGAGGCGGCACTCGTCGCGCATCGTGTCGAGCGCGGCGACGGTGAGCCGGACGGTGGCGAGGGGGGCGGTGGCGGGGAGTTTGGTGGTCATCGGTGGGGCTCCTTGGTCTTGCGGGGTTTGCTGTAGATCGCGGTGAACGCCTCGGCGCGTTCGCGCAGCGCGGCGGGCCAGACGTGGGTGACGGTGTGAGGGTCCACGCCGAGGAACTGGCCGATGACGATGTCGGTGTCGTCGGGGTGGTAGCGGCCGGCGTGCCAGTGGGCGCGCCGTTCGGCTAGGAGCGTCTCGTAGGGTCCGGGCGCTGCGCCTCATAGAAGTCCATGATCTCGTCGATCACGGCGTTGAGCAGCACCGCCGGCGCCTGGTCGGAGCGTGCCGCCGCGGCGGTGGCCGGCAACGGCCGGCCGTCGGCTCCGGTGATGGTCCATTCGAGGACGCACTCCTCGATGACCGCCGCGGCGTAGTCGAGGGGCTGGGCCTCGACGACGACCTCGGTGTCGTCGGCGCGGCCCTGGCGGCGCTCGCGGCGGTTCCGGGCCGTTGATCGTGCTCGGGTGGTGGTCGCCGCGGACTCGATGCGCTGGTCCGCGGCGTAGGACAGGAACGGGCGGATCGTGACCGTCTGGCCGCGCCAGGCCTCGGCGACGTCGCCGAGGTCGATCAGGTGGCCGCGGGTCGGGATCGCCGCCGGCGTCCTGCCGCCGGAACTGTCGGCGTTGGTGCCGTTGTCGGCTTCGAGGTCGATATGGGCCGGGTCCTGCATCGCAGATCTTCTCCTTCGTCGGGGGTGGTAAGCCCGGACGGTCCGGGCCCACCGGTTTACCAGCTCGCGAGCGCGTTGCGGACCGCGATGGCCATGAAGTTGCCGTCGTCGTCGGCGCGCAGCTCCGCATCGAGCGACAGCAGGTGCTGGTCGCCGTCGGCTTGCAGCACGTCGGGGCTCTCGATGTAGCGGCTGACGAAATCCCATTGCAGGCTCCGGGTGCCGGCGCTGTTCGATATGCCGTTGTTGGCCTGCAGGCGCATGTAGCGCAGATCGCCGGTCTTCCAGTGGTCGAGCTCGGAGCCGGAGGTGCCGTCGTGCTCGACGACGATCGCCAGGGTGCCGCCGAGCCGGTTGCGCAGCCAGTGGGTCATGTCGAGGTCGGCTCGGCCCTGCAGCGCGGCCTGCGCGACGAGGCCGGGATCGGGGGTGAGCGTCATCGACCGGATCTTGCCCACGACGGTGGTGCCGCGGCTGCCCCAGGCGTCGTCGATGGCGAGTGTCATCAGCCGCGCCGGCACGAACGTCCGCACCGGCGGGTCGACGGCCGCGGGATTGGTGAGGGCCTGTTCGGCTCGGCCCATCCAGGTCGTGTTGAGCTTCGCCGTCGAACTGCCGTCGGACACGACCTGGATGGCGGTGGGACGCGCGAACCCGAACCGGCCGCGGTAGGTGTCGCCGGCGCCGTCGGAGGCGGCGACCTCGAAGGTGGCTGTGCGCAGCGCTGTGGGCGCGAGGATCGACGGCGTGAACTGCCACAGCCGGTGGCTGCTCACGCTCGACGGCGTCACCGCCGCGTAGGCGCACAGAAGCGGCAGGATCAGCGTCTCGTAGCTGAGGTGCTCCTCGAGGGTGAGCTGCGCGCCCCGGGCGGTGACGACGTCGCCGGTGGCGGCTCGGACGGTGCCGCGTTCCTGCAGCTCCTCGCGGGTGATCTCGGGCGTGTAGCCCGCGGTGATGAACGGGATCTTGCGGGTCGCTGTGGTGAGCGTGCCCTCGGATCCGGCGGTCTCGAGGCCGGCCTGGACCTCGGTCAGGTCGACGAGCAGGTTGCCCATGCTGTCCTCCTCCTGTGTGCGGGCCTGGACTGGATCGGACCAGGTCGAGCTGCCGTCGGTGTTGACCGCTCGGACAGAGACATCGTAGAGGTAGCCCGGCAGCAGGTCCGCCAGCGTGACGACCAGCGTGCCGGGATCCAGCCCCGAGCGCTGCTGGTACTGGCCGGCGGTGCGGGGCGGGTTGGTGGTGACGTCCGCCGCGGTGCGCCATCTGACGATCCACGAGCTGATAGCCGGGGTCGCTGCAGCGAAGGTGTCGCGGCTAACCAGCAGCGTCGACGGGGTCGCCCGCACCGCCTCGGGCTCGGCCGGCTTGGCGGGGGCGGCCATCAGGCGCCTCGTTCGCCGGCGCGGATCAGCACGACCTCGCAGGTGCCGGACTGGCCGGCGTAGACCTGTCCGGACTCGGCGGGGATCTCATACGCCGCGCCGGAGGCCCACGTGAACGGCCGTACTACGACGGCGGCGCCCGAGAGCGTGACCTGCGTGTCGAGGGTGTCGTCGATCGCCTCGGTGGCGGCGGAGACCTCGCGCATGGCGGCGATCATGCTGGCGGAGTCGGCGCCGCCGATATGGCGCAGCACGATCACCTCCTGGGTCCAGACGGTCTCGCGGTCGGGGCTCGAGTGGCGTTCGGTGCGGCGCCCGGCGGGCGGCAGCACCGCTGTGGTCGCGGTGACGCCGAGCTCGGCGGCGGAGGCGACGGTTCCCTCGACGGTGGCGGTGATCTCGTCGAGGGTCTCGATCATCTCGACGAGAGCGTCGAAGGCGCCGCCGTCGCCGTAGTAGTTCATCGCGGCGGACTTTACCGTCTGCGGCCGGCGGCGGAGCTCAGCACGCCGAGACGGCCCGGGCGGCCGGCGGAGAACTCCATCTCGAGGAGACGCCAGAGCCGGCCGGCGGCGTCGATGGTGCGGATCGTGTCATCGAACGCCCTCACTGCGGCGGCGGCGCCTCCGGAGGTGCTGTCGAGCAGCGTCCGTGACACGTGGATCACGAGATCGCGGGCCGCGGAGACGACCTGGGCGTGTCCCCAGCCTGAGCCTGTGACGGAGACATAGCCGGGGTCGGCGGGCCAGAACGACTCGACGGCGTCGGCGTGGGCTTCGAGGATGCGTAGCGCCCGATGCGGCCGCGACGGATCCGAGGGGAGGCCGACGACCCAGTCGACGTCGCCGGAGGCGCCGATCGTCGTGTCGGCTGTGCCGGATCCGGAGTAGTCGCAGGCGATCGACGTCCAGGACCGCAGCGGCCAGACGTGGCCCTCGGCGTCGCGCAGATACAGGACCCGGTTGGGGCGCCGGCCGGGCCAGAACGTGAGCGTCCGCTCGCCGGTGATCGGTCCGAGCGCGCCGGGCGCCCAGCCGAGGCGCCGGTCCATGAGCCGGGCCACGGTGGCGAACGTCTCGGTGAGGACGTCGTCGTCCACGGCGGTCTCTTTGGCGCCGGTCCGGGCCCGGTACTGCTGCGGTGTGGCGTACAGGTCGCCGACGTCGGCGGCGGGGGCGTCGACGGTCAGCTCGTAGGTCTCGCCGTCAACCGACTGGCGCACATATCGGCCTCTCGTGGCCTCGGTCGGTGTCGGCACGAGCCGCTGCGCCGCGGCGGCGTCGAGGTCGGTGACGCCGACGTCGGCGGGGGCGAGATGCCACAGCGTCACCTGCAGCGGCCGGGTCGGGACGCCGCCGACGAGCAGCGTGCCCCGCGGCGCGGCGGCTGTGGCGGCGCTGCAGCCGAGCACAGTGGTCTCGATGGGGGTCGAGACGCCGATCTGCTGCAGCGGCAGCTGTGTCGCAGCGGTCGGCGCGTCGCCTGCAGCGGCCCGGTCCAGGCCCGTCAGCCGGCTCTCAGAGAAGACGCTCGACGTGCGGGTGCCGACGCGCACCACCAGAGCGTCGATGCCCGACGCCGGCAGTTCGATGCCGGTGTCGGCGAACGCTCTGCCGGTGTCCTGGGCGCCGCCGGGAGCGAGGGCGACGGATCCGACCTCGACGAGGTCTACATGCGCCGACGGCACGACCCGGGGTCCCTGTGCCGGGCGCTAGGGGTAGACGACGACGGGCTTGTCGTCGGAGTCGACGAGCCGGTTGATGGTCGCCTCGGTGTCGTCGGGCGCCTTGAGGGTGCGGGCGTCTGACCCGGACGCGAAGTCGACGGTGACCGACATCAGGTAGGTGGCCGGCTCGACGGCCAGCGGGTAGGTCACGAACTGCGGGATGCCGTAGTGGTTGCGGTAGGGCCAGTCGCTGCTGCGGCCGACCCGGCCGTAGTCGGCGAGGACGTCGCCGACCAGTGTCGCCTGCACGGGCACAGAGGCATGCAGCACGCCCTTGGTGAGCGTCAGGACCGCCGCGATCACGCCGTCGCCGGGGCCGATATCGAACTCGAGCTCGTTGACGGACCCGACGTCGGTCTCGGTGGATTCGTCCCAGTGCTGGCCGACCTCCACGGAATGTTCGAACGTCTCGGAGTCGTGGGCGGACAGGCCGATGGCGCCGATCTCGACGCCGATCTCGACGGTGTTGGACACCGAGTCGGTCACCGATCGGCTCCAGCCGACCTCCACGGACTGGGTCACCGCCGCGGAGACCGACAGCTTGCCGCGAGATTCTGTGGCGACCGGGCCGTAGGTCGAGAAGTCGGCCAGCACGAGCTGCTTGGTGATGCGGTCGACGCTGCCGTCGCCGGCGGGGGCGATCAGCAGCTGGGGACGGCGCGCCGGGCGGGGGGAGGTGCCGTTGCCGTCGGCGTCGATCGCGAACTGCGGGGCGTCGTCCCAGATGCTCTGAGGGCCGGTCAGATACAGCGTCTCGGGCAGGCCCAGCGCGGTGATCAGATGCGGGTGGGTGCGGCGCGTGTAGGCCACGTTGCGGCGCAAGATCTGCGCATAGAACGACTGATCGCTGTGATTGGCGTAGTTGTGGTAGCAGCCGAGAACGAACCCCAGCTTGGTGGTGTCGTCGCTGGTGGGGTCGCGGGTCTGGGAGCCGTCGGCGACGACGGTCGTGTCGCCCAGCGCCAGACCGGGCTTGATGTTGACTGCGATACCGGACATGGCGCCTCCTTGCGCGGCGGCGTCGGGCGCCGCGGCGGTGATGATACTGCGCGCGGCCGCCTGGATGCTGCGGGCCTTGCGGTGCACCAGCGCTGCGACGTCGCCCTCGACGATCCCGCCGGCCGCGTCCTGCAGCGTCTTGGCGTCGCGGTAGATGTCCTCACCCCAGCGCCAGTAGTCCGCTGCGCCGGTCACAGCGCCGCAGCCAGCGCGTCGAGATCAGCCAGCGCGGCGCCGAGCTCGTCTGTGATCAAGGTGTCGCCCATCTCGTTGGCGCGGGCGCCGGCACGGTCCAGGTGCCGGCGGATCGACCCGATCAACGCGTCGATGTCGCTGCCGGTCACCGGGGGATCGCGCCGATCCCGTGGGCGGTGCCACCGACCGGCAGGATCGCCGCCGCCGGCACCGCGATCCACGAGACAGGCACCACATCGCCCCGGTGCGTGCGCACATCGACCGGATGCCCGTGCCGCTTGCTCGAGAAGTAGCTCTTCGAGCGGCCGTCGTACATGCGCGCCAGCAGCGTCCCCGACACGGCCGTGACACGGCCGTCGGCGACGACCGCCTCCGGCTGCTGCTGCCGGCCCGGCATCCCGTAGCCGGCGCCCTCAAGCAGCCAGCAGTCCTGCCCTAGATCCTCATTCGCCCACCAGCCCAGCGGCAGGTGCCCGCCCTGGTAGGTCTGCTGAGCCAGCCAATCGGCGATAGCGGAGCGCACCGGGTCGTCCTCATCGGCGCTGATCCACGCCCACGCAGACGCCACCATGCCCTTGTCGAGCGCCACTCTGGCTTCGCTGGTCACCGGAGGGCGTCCAATCGGCTAAGGCCAGGAGTAGTTGCCGAGAGGACACACCGCTTCGAGTTCGCCGTCGAGGCCGGTGCGGTAGCGCAGGCGCTGGCGGTCGTGGGGGCAGATGGTCGGCTGATCGGCCTCGGCCTGCTCGGCGTCGAGGGCCGCCGCGTTGTAGACGAGGACACCGAACAGTCTCTCGAACGCCACGACGACCTCGGGCGGTTCAGGTGAGGACGGACTCGGCGTTGGGCGGGTCCACGGCGTAGCGGGCGCCGCGCAGGATGTAGGTCATGCATCCGTCGACCGCTGCGTTGGTGGCGCGTGCCGCCGCGCCGTTGACCCAACAGAACCCGCCGGACACGTCGAGCTGGTCGGCGGTCACCTCGACGTACACCAGCGCGGCGCGGGCCACCGTCAACGCCCCGGAGTCGTCGCCGTCGACAGCGACGACGCTGTCGGGGATCGCGTCGGTGTCGCTGGCCGGGGCCAGCGAGTAGTAGAACCGCAGCCCGTCGACGGCCTTGCGGGTGCCGCCGGTGGAGGCGTCGGCCTGCTCCACCGACAGGGTGAACCCCTGGCCGGTGATCGCCTCATAGGTGGCGACGATCGTGAGCGAGTCCCACCGGGCCAGCTTCACGCGCCGGCCGCGCGTCGTCGCGCCGCCGTTGAATGACGCCACTCCCGCGGCGAGGCCGGAGACGATCTTGGTGTCGGCGTCGAACTTCTTCATGGGGCCCTCCTCGGGTCAGTCGCCGCTGTCGGTGTCGGCGGAGCCGGTGTCGCCGCTGTCGGTGTCGGCGGAGCCGGTGTCGCCGCTGTCGGCGGGTCCGGCGATCATGTCGATCAGGTCGGCCTTCTTGAGTTTGGCGAGATGGGCGCGGGTCATGCCGTCGCCGGAGTCGAGCAGTCTCGTGTCGGCTGCGCCGAGCTCGACGGTGACGGTGCGGGCCTGGAGCTGCACCGCGCACGACACGGTCCAGTTGGCGCCGCCGTGGCGCAGCGTGAGGGGCCGTTCCATCATGAGCTGGCCGTCGTTGCGGCTGTGGGCGATGATGATCGTCTCCAGCTGGTCGAACAGCAGATGCATCGACGAGCTCACCGACACGGCCTGGCGGTCGCCGATCACGAACTGGGAGCGGTCGACCAAGAAGATGTCGCCGAGGGTGCCGGGTGCCGAGCAGTGCTCGGAGAAGTAGACGGGCCGGCCGTTGACGTACAGCGGCACGTCGTCGGTGGGGCCGCGGCGGGCGAACTGGGCGCCCGACAGCGTCATCTGGGCGATCGCCGCGTAGAGGCCGGGATGTGCGACGAACACGGCTCGGCGCTGACAGGCCGGCAGCAGCCGCGACAGCATCCGGCCGGCGTCGCTGGCATTGAAGTAGTCGTCGCCGGTGCGGCTCGATGCGTCATCGGCGGTGACGGTGATCAGTGCCTTGGACTCGAGGATCCCCTTGGGCTCGCCGGCGCCTGAGCCGCGGATGAAGTCGTAGTCCTCGGCCCAGCCGATCGCGGCGGGCAGGCCCTGCTGGATGAACGTGCCCAGCGCCAGCGACGAGTCGGCGAGCAGCTCGTTGGCGACGACGGTGGCCGCGGCCTGGGTCGTCACCGTGAGCCGCTGCTGGCCCCACGTGGGTCGGGTGCGCGGGATCCGCTCGCCGCGCTCGATGCGGTACACCTGCCAGCCGCCGTACACCTGGCCGCTGGAGTGGTCGTAGTCGCGGACGTAGGGGTAGCGCATCGTCTCGGTGGACATGGGCAGCACCATCGCGCCGGGCCGGATCACCGCGGACTCCAGCATGACGTCGCCCATCTGGGCCCGGAACTCCTCGGGCACCAGGGCGCCGCCGTCGGCGATCTCCTGGCCCGACAGCACCGCACCGATCCCGATCAGCCGGCCGTCGCGGACGTACTCGAGGTCGGGCCGGCCGGCGCGCACCGCTTCGGCGTAGAACTCCGCCGGCGTGTCGAACACGCCGTCGAGCACGGCGCCGGGGGCGTGCGGGTTGTGGCTCGCCGCGACCTCGGCCAGGCGCAGCTCGGTCGTCGCGGGCCGTGACGCCAGCTCGCCCTCGACGATCTCGAGGCGGGCGATCAGCGCCTCGCGGTCCTCCTCGATCGGGGCGAGCAGCTCCTCGAGGCTGGACACGAACTGCGGGCGCAACTGCGCGGCGATCTGCTCGGACGTCGCCTCGGGCGTCTCGGGCGCTGCCGCCACCGCGGCGGCGATGCGGGCGGCTGCCGCTTCGATGAGTTCCTCGGTGCTGCGACCCTCGGTCTCGGTGTCCATCTTCTCACCTTTCCACCGGTGAGAAGGCCCGGCCTGAGTGTGTGCCCGCCCCCCTTCTCGGAGCGGGCAGCAATCGGAACTATAGGCGACTACGCTCCCAGTGCGAGAACCTCGCTCGTGCGCTCGACGATGGCCTCCATGATCGAGGCCTGCGCCGCTTCGGCGCCGAGGCGCTTGTAGTGGCGTCGCCCGGCGGCGTTGCCGCAGCGCGCGATGACGTCGCGGGCGGCTCGGATCTCGTCGACGAGGCCTGCGGCCTTGGCGGCAGCCGCGGTGTAGAGCTGGGCGCCCCAGGTGTTCTCCACCACCCGGCGGCTGAGCCCGCGGCCGGTGGCCACCGCGGCGGTGAACTGGTCATAGCTGGCGTCGACACCGGCCTGCAGCCGGGCCCGGCCGTCGGTGTCGAGCTCCACCCAGATCACGTAGTCGAGTTTGCCCTCGCCGCGGTAGATGGCGTCGAGGTCGATGCCGGCCTCGTCAAAGGCGCGGGCGTAGCTGGGGCGCAGCAGCCGCACACCGACCGACCCGGCCTGCGACGACGGTGAAGCGACCAGCGCCGTGCACGACGCGGCCAGCCAGTACGCCGCGGAGGCGGCGAGATGGTCCGCGACGGCCACCACCGGCGTGTCGCCGGCGGAGACCGCGGCGATGCGCGCTGCGGCCTCGGCGACACCGGCGACTGATCCGCCCGGGCTGTCGAACAGCACGACCACCGCCTTCGCTGCCCGGGCCGCGGTCTCGATGGCGGTGGCGAGCTGCTCGCAGCCGATGGCGTAGCCCCAGCGCACGTACAGCGGATGCACCCGGGGCAGCACCAGGCCGCTGGCCCGGATCACGATCACGTCGGGGCTGTCATCGAACGCCTCGGGCCCCGCCGTCTGTGTCGCAGCCTCAGCATCGTCGCCTTCGCTGTCGTCGTCGTCTGTGTCGGCGCCGGCGAGCACCTCGCCGGGGTCGGGCTCAAGGCTGGCGCGGGCGGCGAGCGCGTCGAGGGTCTGCTCGCTGGGTGGCCACGACAGCGGCAGCGCGGTGCCGCAGATCGCCCAGGGCATCGACGTGAGCGACAGCATCGCGGCGGGGTCGCTCAGCTGGTCCACAGCGGTGTCCACAGCTGGGGATGTTTCACGTGAAACATCGGGCTGGTCGGTCACGGCCGGTGAGGCTAGCCGCTGCCGGCGGTGGCGCCGGTGGCATTGCCGCGGCGGTCGATGGCGGTCATGTTCTTCGGCACCCAGAACTCGTCGACGGCGTCGGCGGCCTCGAGGCCCATCGCGCGGCGCCATTCGTCGCCGGTGACGGCACCGCCGAGGCGGGCCTTGCTGTAGACCTCGGCGATGGTCTTGGCCTCGGACTTGATCCACTGCTTCACGTCCCAGTCGACCATCAGGGCCCGGGGCAGCATGTGACGGCTCACGACGTCGCGCACGAGGTTGTGGCGGGGTTCGAACACGTTGGCCAGCATGTGCAGGCCCTGGATCTCCAGCCCGGTGCCGAAGTTGGACGTGTTGGAGCGCCAGCCGAGCACGTGGTGCGGCAGGCCTGGGGCGTAGACGCCGAGAATGGTCTCGCGGCTGTATTGGCGGGCAGCGAGAAGGCCCTCGTCGGTGATCGGCATGATCGGCTCGTACTTGGCGTTGCCCTGCAGCAGCAGCACGCCCTGGCCGCTGGGTGAGCCGATCTGCTCCTCGTAACCGTCATAGAACTCGGCGACGGCGAGGTCGTCGTGCTCGGCGGGGGAGATCACCACACCGGACGGCCGCGCCGATCGGCGGTAGTGGGTCATCTGCCAGGTGTCCTGCAGTCTGGCGATGCGATGCGCCGCTGCGGCGGCGGCGACGGGGGTGGCGCCGCGCAGCCCGTCCCAGGACAGGCGCATGATGTGGGTGACCTGGTCGCGTCCGTACTCGGTGGTGCTGTTGGCCTTCGGCGCCCGGTAGTCATAGCGGCGACGTCCGGAGCGCAGCTGGGTGACCTTGACCCGCGACGGGTGCAGCAGGTCCAGCCCCACGGTGCGGCGCATCGAGCCGATCCCGACGGTGCGCCGGTACAGGAACGCATTGCTCCAGCCCTCGAGGTGCGCCCAGCAGCGGGTCCACCACGGCACCGCGTCCTCGTCGCTGTTGGGGGCGTCATACAGCCAGGCGAACTCGCGGGTGCGGTCCTCGATCTGGCGGCGGGTGCGGTCGTCTCGCTCGACGACCCGCACCGGCACGCTGCCCAGCTTGTTCGCCAGGAACGTGAACACCGACACGGCGGTGGCGATCTTGGTGGGGGCGTCACCGATCGGAGACGACACCGACGAGTCGGCGTCGGCGCCGAGGCCTCCGCCGGCGGAGCCGCCCGAGCCCGCCGGCGGCGCGTCGGCGGCTTCGGGTGCCGGCCGGCCCCAGGCCCGGGAGAACAGGCTCACCGGGCCGCGTCCCAGCCGGCCATCCCGAACGCGGCGGCAGCCGGGATCAGCGCCGCAGCGGCGGAGTGCATGAGCCACGCCGCCAGACACAGGCACACCGCAGAGGCGGCGAGCAGCACGTACCCGAGCCGCATCCGGAACCGCTCCGCCGCCTCGAGGGCCTTGTCGCCGTCGGGGTCGGTGGGCGGGTCGCCGCGGCGTGGCCGGCGGCGGGCGATGCGGGCCCGTTCGTCGCTCACAGCGAGTCGAGCTCGTGGGGGGCGATCATCATCCGCAGATGCGGATCGACGCGCATCGCCTCGGACACGATGTCACCGTTGGCGGATCGTGGCCGGCGGAGGGTCTTGAACGGCCGGCTGCGGCGGGCGGTGCTAGCGGCGGAGTCGAGGTCCTCGGGGCTTCTCACGGCGCCCACGATAGGCGCAGCCGGCCCGGCCGGTCAGTGTTCGACGCCGGCGGCTTCGGCTTCGGCGGCTTTACGGGCCTTCTCGAGGCGGGCCTCGGTGAGGCTGCGGCTGTGGGCCTTGAATTTCACGGGCGGTTCCCATCCGGCGGCGACGGCGTCGAGGCGGGCGGTCCATGACAGCACCCCGGCGACCGCGGCGTCGATGCAGAACCGGCTGCGGCGGCTGGTCTTGGCGATGGTGTGGAGCCGGCCGTCGTCGTTGCGGGTGCCGGCGAGTGGCCGCTCGACGGCGTTGAGGCAGTGCTGGCGCAGCACCGCGGCGTTGGGTCCGCCCCAGCGGCACTCCGGCGGGTTGCGGGTTATGGCGCCTCGGTAGGCGGTGACGGCCCGGGCAGCCCTGACGGCGTGCTGGCCGCGCATCTCCCACGCGGCGAACACGTCCCAACGTCCGCACCAGCGGGCGAGATCCTCCTCCCACCAGGCGGGGTCGCCGTAGGCGCGGGCCACGACCCACGTCGAGAAGATTTGCTCGAACGCCTCGTCGACCTCGGTGTCGTCGATCTCCCACTCCTCGAGGGTCCAGTCGCGTTCCCAGATCCCGGCGAGCCACTGGTAGCCGGTGACCATGTCGGTGCACACGATGGCGGTCGAGTCGGTGGTGCGGCTGCCGTCGAAGCCGACGGCGATCGCCGAGCCGGCGTCGGGGATCGGGTCATGCGACTCGGCGGCGTCGAGCGCGGCGGGGTCCATCCAGCGGCGGGCGCCGGCGGTGATCCGGTTCAGCAGGAACCGCAGCACGTGCGCCTCGCTCATCTCGGGATCCGCGGCTTCGGCGGCCTGGCGGTCGACGTCGACCCAGACGCTGTCGCCGTAGGACGCTCGCAGCGCCGGCACCATCTGGGTGCGGTCGCGGACGTCGAAGCGGTCGTCGACGACGGCCTCGCGGCTGTCCAGCAGGATGTCCACCGCCGGGGCGGCCGGGTTGGTCTGTTGGGCTCGGACCTGCTCCAGCCATGCCTCGTGGTCGCGCTCCGCGACTGAGTCCTCGCCGGGTTCATGAGCGTTGGTGATCGACAGCATCCGGGCCTCGCCGCCGGGGATCTTCGCCAGGTTGCGGGCCAGCACCGCCGCCATCTCGTGTCCGCCGTTGGTGGCGCGCCAGTGCTGGGTCTCCGACGCGATCACCGCGGTGACCCGCGCCCCCTCCGATGACCGCCACGACGAGGTGATCGGATGCAGCTCGGCCTTGGCTCCGGCGACGGTGCGGCCCCGCGACAGGCCCGACAGGCCGAGCCGCAGCCGGTGCCGGGCCACCAGCTCGGGCGACGCGACGACGTCGAGCATCGAGGTGGTGTTGATGGTCTGGGCCTTCGCCACCGCCGCCACCGCGACCAGCGGCGCACGGTCGGCGCCTCCGACCGGTTCGCCGGCGGAGTCCCAGCCGGCGACACGGCACGGGCCCAGCATCTCCACCAACGCGATCACCGCAGCGAGCGGGTCTTTGCCCCAGCCCTTCGCTCTGCGCAGCACACCACGCCGGAACAGCCACCGGCCGTCCGCGTCCACCGCGTACCACCATGCGAGGAACTTGCACTGCTCGACGGTCAGCTGCAGCGGCGACCCGTCGGCCATCGGAGACAACAGGAACGCCTCGCACCAGCGAATCACGTCCCAGCCGATCGTGCGGGCCGGCTCACCCTCAGGCAGCGTCGTCGCTGCCTCGACCACCAACTCGGACTCGGTCACTGCTCCAGCTGCAGGCCGGCCGCGGCGAGACGGTCGACGTCGGGCACCAGCACGAGACCGTCGACCAGGTTCACCGCGTCCCAGACCAGCCCGGGGCCACCGAAGAACAGCGCCGTCTGGAACCAGGCGCCCACTTCTGCGCCGCCGGGGCCCACGAACTTCGGCACCTGAGCGGGCGCCCAGATCACCATGGACCGCTCAGCGAGCTCCCGGATCGCGGAGTTCGTGAGGTCGAACGGCGCACAGGCGCACCATGCCGTGACGTCCGTCTCGCCGAAGAGCTTGCGGAACCAGGGCTTCTTGGCGGACCACGGCGGGTTGAGCCAGACCCGGTCGCGCCATGGGCGCTCGAGGCCATCGTCGTCGAGGCCGTACCAGCGCGTCGCCTGCACGGTCTGCTGGGCTTCCTCACATGATGCCGGGTCCAGGTCGATGCCGCCCAGCACGGCCCGGGCCACGTTCACCAGCCAGGCCGGTGTGTAGGCCTCGTCGTTGGGGTCCTGCTTGAGTCGGTCACCGGTCGCGGCGGCGCCACGGATCCCGTTGACCAGGTCGATGTCGAGTTCCTGATAGAGGTGGCCGTAGTTGATCTCGGGCTGCTCCTTGAGGCCCGACAGCAGCTCGCCGAGGGCGTCGCCGTCGACGTCGGCCATCGCCCCGATCGGATCGAGGGTGGCCAGCACCGTGGCTGCCTCGGCGTCGTCGAGGTCCACCACCAGCACCGGCACCACCTCGTCGCCGGCGAGATCCGAGCGCAGGTGCCCGTCGACGAGCTCGAGGCCGTCGGCGGTCTGGCGGGCGATCACAGCGTCGGCGATGCCCACCTCGTCGAGCACCTGGGCGAGCGCCTGGCGTTGGGTGTCGGGGTGCAGCCGCCAGTTGGCTGGCGACGGCCGCAGCTGCGACGCCGGCACGCGGCGCAGCTCCACGATCCGGTCACGGGGCATGGCTGGTCATCCTGTCTCGGCGCCGAACACGCGGCGGCGCAGCTGGTCGTTGGTGGGCAGGTCGAGGACCTCGGCGCCGTCGGTGGTGGTGTCGTCGAGGTCGAGGCGGGCGGCGAGCCGCGCCGGGCGGGTGGTCATCAGCTGCTTGGCGGCGCCGTCGAGCACCGCGGCGGCGGTGCTCATGTCGCCGCGGTACAGCGCTCCGGACAGGATCGCGGCGGTGGTGTGGGCGTGGCCCCAGTCGGCTCGGGTGTATTCGCAGGCCTGCGGTGTGCCGGCCAGCGACAAGTACCACACCGTCGCCTGCGGGTGCCATGTCGGATCCTCCGGCGGCGGCTCGATCTGCGGACCCGCGGCGGCGGTGTCGAGCTGCCGGTCGGCGTGGGGGGCGAGACGATCGGCGTTCAGCAGAGGCAGCGGGCCGCGCCGTCCCATAGCCCCGCAGGCTAGACCGCAACCAGCAGCGGCCTCCGCGCCCACTCCAGCGCCTCGTCGCACTCCGCGGCCGGGATCTCCTCAGCTGGCGTGTCTCGGGCGGCGTGGCGGTCGTGTCGGTCGGAGCGGTCACCGGCCCGGACGCGGCGCAGCTCGTTGGCGTCGATGCGCTTGCACACCGTCACCGCGGCTCGCAGCTGGTCCCAGTCGCGGGTGCGGGCCGCGGCCATGACGTCGATCTCGCGCATGTCGGCTGCGATGCGCCGGGCGACGTCCACCTCGGCGGCGAAGGCGGGGTCGGTGTCGAGCCACCGGTAGGCGGTCGACCGGGCCACGCCAGCGGCCCGGGCCGCAGCGGCCAGGTAGTAGAGCTGCTCGACCTGTTCCACCACCCGGGCCTTCGACTCGGCCAGCGCCGCCGCGGTCGCGGCGCGCTCACGGGCCGCTCGACGGTCGCCCTCGGCCAGGCGCCGGCACCGCGTCGCGCAGTACCGGTGCCGACGAGTCGGGCACACCTCGTCGCAGGCATCGCGTGCGCACACGCGCGGAGTGTCCGATTTCACCGCGGAGCTCATCTTGTTATTATGGTCGCTCGTGATGCTGTCCGCTGCGCATCCCGACTACCGGGCCGACCGACGACGGCGGCGTGTGGGGGACTATCCGCCGGTGGCCACACTGCCGCTGCCGCTGCTCGAGGAGCTCTCCCCTGAGCGGTCCTGGCCCGACTACTGGCGGGCATACCTGGCCGAGTCACGCTGACGCCGTGACATTCATCCGCCGACGTGAGGCCTTGCGCCGCCACTCAGGGCTCGTGAGCCGACGGCGGTAGGTCTCTGCTGCTCCCCAGCGGCGCTCGGCCGACAGCGGCCACGAGATCGTCTCGTGGGGCATGCGCCGGTAGTCGTCGACTGACGGCGCCATGTCCACCGTGCCCGGCCCCGACGGCAGATCCGCCGCCGAGATGCCGTACTGCTCGGCCGCTCGCTGCCGCCAGCCGGCCGACTGTCCGCCGATGGAGATGAGCAGGCGCCCGTAGCGGTCCGTCTCGATGGTGCGCCGCTCCAGGATGTCATCCCGGGATGGGAGGTCGTCCTGGCGGGGCAGGAATCGTGCGAGAGGCGCCGGCGGTGTGGGGGTGAACGCTGTCATCTTGGCGCGGTGCATGCCCCAGTCGATGACGGCGTGGAGACGGTCCCAGAGACGCCACCAGAGGGTCCAGTCGTCGGGCTGCTCGAAGGGTGCGTGGTGGATCCAGAAGGTGCTCGTCATCACCCGTCCGGCGTGGCAGCGGGCGAGCCGCTCGACCAGATCGGCGTCGCTGATCGGCTTGCCGAATGCGAGCCGCAGCGCCGGCGACATTCCCTCGACCCCGACGCGTGCGATGCGTGGCCGCTGCCGGATCAGCGACAGCATGTTGGCGTCGTCCTGCAGCTCCATCACGGTGAGGCTGGCATGGGCGAGCCGGCCGCGGACGCGCTCCCAGCCGGGCTGGTGGAGGGCGTCGTTGCTGACCACAGCGACCCCGCGTCCGGGCCGGTCGCTGTGGTCGGTGTGGTGCCGGATCCGGGCGATGAGGTCTGCCGCCGGGCGCTCGCGCAGCGTCTGGCGGTAGGTGGTGGCGCAGAAGGTGCAGGCCATGTGGCATCCCTTGCCGGCGACGATGGCCACCGCACCGTCGTTGGACCGCACGTCGGGGACGCCCCAGTCGACCCACGGGTCCGGCGAGGCGAGCGGCGCTGGCTGGCGGGGCATGAGCCATGGGCGGTCTGCGTCGCGGGACGAGTCGAACTGGCGGCGGGTGATGGCGTGCTGGTAGCCGTCGGCCCATGCCAGCAGCCGCTGTGCGCTGGAGATGCTGAGAGCGGTGCGGATGAACTGGTAGGCCTCGCCCACCGCGAGCACGTCGGCGATGCTGAGAGCGGTGCGGGGGGTGGAGTCCACCGCTCCGCCAGTCACTACCAGCGGGCTCCCGTCTCGGGCAGCCGGATCTGGGCTCAGCCCGACACGGCGCAGCTCGCGCCGGCACGCTCGACTGAAGTCCATCGACCCGCTGTGGGCGAGCAGGACCACGTCCGCTCGGCTGGGGTCGTCGACGCGCTGCGCTGTGTCGTGCTGGTCGATCTCCCAGGCCAGCCACTGCGACACGACCGACGACAGGATGCCCCGCCATTCTGCGGCCATCTCGTTGGCGTCCAGCACTGCCCATCTCATTGGGCGTCCTCCCACGCTGCGAGGCCCTCGGCGAGCCTGGCGATGGGGTCCGGTCGCAGCCACTCGATGACATGCTCGTCGTCGATGCGGTGCACGGCGCCGCCGATCCCCACATAGCTCGGCGAGCCCCTGTTGACGATTCCCATCTTGCCTGCTGGGCGGCCCGTGCCGGGGTCTGTCTCCGGCTCGAGCGGGTCGGGGACTGGCGTGGTCAGTGCTGACACGACGTCCTCGGACCACACCGCCGCTGTGATCGCCTCGGATGATGCCGACAGATCGGCCAGCAGCTCGCTGAGTGCTGCGTGGTCTGCGTCGGCCATCGCTGCGATCGGGTCGAGTGTGGCCAGCACCGTGGCAGCCTCCTCGTCGTCGAGGTCCACGACCAGCACCGGCACCACCTCGTCGCCGGCCAGGTCCGTCCGCAGGTGCCCGTCGACGAGCTCGAGGCCGTCGGCGGTCTGGCGGGCGATCACAG